CCAGTACGGGTTGGCCTCGACGAACTCGACACCCGTGTCGTCGAACGCCTTGGCCGCATGCGGCGGCGCGCAAGTCGGGTCGTACGTGAGGACGCCGACGCCGCAGTCCTCCGGGTAGAACTGGATACCCGAGGACACGTACCTGGGGTCGAGCTGCCCGGTTACGGCCGCGTCGAACACGCCGTAGCGGCGCAGTCCCGGCGCCGGAGTGGGGATCTCAGCACCGTTCGGAATGATCACTGCCATGTCGTCACCTCCCTCCGATCGAGGGGCCGCCCGCCCGGACGACGAGTGGGCGGGCGGCCCGGATCACGGGGTAGGTCACGCAGCCGGCGCCGCGCACGACGACCACACCTGGTGGCCGGTCGCACCGGACGGGCAGGCCTGCGCGGTGTACCTGCGGACCTCGCCGCACGGGAAGATCGGCGCGTAGCCCTCCTCCATGAACAGCGCGGTGTACAGGTTCTGCTTCAGGTTCGTGGAGTCGTACACGTTGGTGAGGGTGACGACGTCCTGACGGGCCAGGACGATCGCGCCGGCCGGGTAGATGAGGAAGTCGACCGTGGTCGGCAGCGCGGTGATCGGGGTGATCGGGGCGGTGATGTCGCCGGGGCCGGTCGCGAGGCCGGACTGCGCGTCCTGCCAGCCGCGGACGAACTGCGGGCGGATGTTCCGCACCGAGAACCACTGCATGATCGTGGCGTTGGCCAGGGCGAACGGGTCCGTGTGCCAGGCGTTGCGGCGGCCGATGTCCGCGCGCCACTGCGCGAGCACCCACTGCGGGAGGACGATCTCCAGAACCTGGTTCTCGCCCATCTGCTCGCGGTACCGCATGTCGATCGCGGCGACGTCGACGGCCGCGAGGATGCTGGACACGGCCGAGGTGTCCGGGGTCGAGCCGGTGGCGGCGGCGCCCTGGGCGGGGATGACGACGGTGGCGCCGGCCTGGGTGAGGATCTGGCTGATGATGTCCTCGTTGACCTCGCGCTCGTGCTTGAGGGTGAGGCCGTCGATCAGGGTGGCGACGTTCTCGCGGTAGCCGACGTCCTGGAGGAAGCTGCCGGTGATGCAGGTGACGGCCACGTCGAGACGCCGGTCGGTGAACGTGGGGCAGGGCAGCTCGGTGCAGTTCTTCGGGGTGTCCGCGATGACCTGCGCCTCGGTCAGCTTCGTGAACGACGTCAGGGACGCGTCCATGATCTGAGCCCACGACCAGTCGTTCGTGTAGTTGATGCCACCGCGGGGAGCGGAGACCGTGGGCAGGTCGAGGAGACCGTCCGAGGTCCACAGGGAGCACAGCTCGTAGCGGTTCTCGGACGGGGCGCACCAGCCGGCCGCCGCGGTGAGGGCGCCCATGCCGTCGCCGCCGGCCTTGACGGAGGCCTCCCACGAGCGCATGAGGTTGCCGCCGGTGAGGCGTTCCTGGGAGCGGGCGTGGGCGATGACGGTCTGGTCGTGGTCGCGGTCGCCGGTGGCGGTGAGGTCGCTGCCGCGGTCGCGGGAGAAGGTGGCGAGGGCGCGGGAGGCCTTGACGCCGCCGCCGACGCGGGACGTGCCGAACTGGGCGAAGAGCCGGGTGGAGGCTTCGCCGATCTTGCGGACGGTGGTGTCGGAGCCGGGGGCGTGGCCGAGGACTCCGGCGGCGTCGGAGGAGAGCTGGATGGTGATGCGGTCGCCCTTGGGCTCGGGGGCCTGGGGGGTGACGGGCATGGTGGTCTGGGCGGCCATCTGGGAGACGGACGGGACCTGCGTGGGCGGGGTCTCCACGACGGGCTCCTCGGCGGCCGGGGTCTCGACGGCGGGGGCCGGGATGACCTGCGTGGGGATGGTGAGCTCGGGGGCGTTGGAGAACGCGTCGCGGGCGGCCTGCGTGGCCTGCGCGCGGGCGGCCCGCTCCTGGACGGCGGCGGCCAGTTCCTGGAGCTGCGCGGATGCGGCGGTCAGCTCGTCGGGGCTGGCGTTGGCGTCTCCCGACAGCTCGGTGCCGTACTGGCGGACGCGGTTGTACTCGGTGAGCAGCTGCTCGTCGGTGGCGTTGGTGATGTCGAAGGCGACCGGCTCGTTGGGCTCGGTGCTCTCCGGGGTCTGCTCTGCCATGACGGTGGTCTCCTTCCAGTCGGCAGAACGACAACGTCTCGTCTGCATCGACCGGCCCACCGCCAGCATCGAAGCTGTGTGCAGGGTACCGCTTTCCGGGCGGCTTGTAAGGGCCGCCCGGCAGTGCGGCGTGTTACCTGGTGAGTGACTTCTTGTATAACATCCAAGAAGTCACCGATTTGCGCTTCAAGTTGGATGTTATCCAGCTTGAAGCGTCACGCCTTGCGGGTGACGGCCTGGTAGGTGCCGCCCTTCGGGGACTTGGCGAGAAGCTGACGCACCTTGACGAGGCCGCCTTCCTCGTGGGTGACGAACGCTTCCCCGCCGCCTCGGTAGGTGACCTTGTAGTCGGTGAGGGTCTTCGCCCCTCCGCAGTTGCACGGCATGTCAGTCCTCCGTTGTGGCGAGGGCCCAGCGCAGACGCGCACGGGCGATGTCGGTTTCGGTGGTGTCCGTGGGCTCCGGCGTGGCGCTCTGCTGGGGCGTGATGCCGAACGAGCCGATCAGGGCCCGCTGTGCTCCGGATGCGAAGTGCACCCGGCGTACCGGGAATCCGGGCACGTTCACGGAGCACACGCCGATGAGCTCCAGCGCTCCGCCCACGCGCCGCCAGTCGCCGGATACGGGCGACGTGCGGAACGTGTCCAGGGCCTCCGGTGTGGCGCCGGGGAGCAGCCAGCCCGCAACCCAGATGCCGTGCTCGTCCTCGCCGGCCACGACGCGGGCGACGGCGGCGGACGGGTCGTCGTAGTGCTCCTGTGCGGCTCGGAAGGCGAGTTGGGCGTCTGCGTGCCGGGGTCCGGCTACGAGCGTTCCTACGGGCAGCGTGGCGCCGTCGCTGGTGCGCTGCTCGGCGACGTGGAAGTACGTGTAACCGGTGGGCGACGACGGCGGGGTAACGCAGCCAGGCAGCCCGACATGACACGTGGACCAGCCCGCAATGTGCCCAAAGACCCTGCCCGTGTCGGTGACGGTCAGCGGGGTCAGCCGGTCAACGTCCGGGCGCTGGAACCAAGCAGCCGGGGGCAGCTGCTCCGGCGCGGCCGAGGCGTACAGCCACTCCTCGACGTAGTCCTCGCTCGGCTCCGGGACCGTGACCGGCTCGGCGGGCAGCGGGTCGAGGGTGAGGGACACGTCCGCGAACGCCGGGATCGAGACCAGCGTGGCCCCAGACACGCGCCAGCGGGTGATGACCAGCTGCTCGTTCTCGCCCATCACGTACTCGATGTCGTCGAGATCCACGGAGGGGCCGACGACGCCGGCCTCCAGCTGCTCGGTGACCGAGTAGGGGATGTCCTCCAGCATGCTGCCGGTAGCGGTGACCATGCCGTCCGCGATCCGCAGCGTCTCGATCCGGCCCACGACACGGGATCCCCCGTGCCCGTCGTCGGACAGCTCCTGCCACATGAGCGGCAGCGGCAGGTCACGGCTGGCGCCGCCTGCGGGGTCGATGATGCGGCCGTCGCCGGTGGGCACGCCCAGCCGGGCGAGGACCGCACTCCACGTCCTAGCCACGGGACGCTCCTTCCGTCAGGCGGCGCAGCCGCTCGTACTTCTCGTCGGTCGCGTGGCCGTCCCACGTGGCCGTGTCGTCGCGCTGGACGTGACCGAAGAGGTCCATGTCGCCGGGTGCCACGTGCCATCCCATCTGTCCCTCGGGGCCGTTGACGTACACGACAGCCCAGTCAGGTTCAGACGGGTCGGTGTACCCGATGGTGGAGGGGTAGATCGTTGCCAGGTGGGCCACCAGGCGGGCACGCTCTCGGTAGACGCTGTCACTCATGGTTCTTGCCTCTCTGTCCAATCGATCTCCTCGCCCAGCACGATGGGGAAGAGGCTGCACCGACAGTTGATGACCTCCCCGGCCGGGCCGCGTGGGTCGCCGGGGTAGAGGAGCTGGGCGCCGCCCACGACGAATGGCTCGGAGAGCAGCGTGCGCTGCTTGTCCGCCTCCCGATGCGTGTCCCGCGTACGCGGGTCCGCCGTCGCGATCCACTGCTTGAACGGCGCCCGATCCCCCCGCTGCTCCGCCTCCAACTGCGCCGACCGGTACACCCCGGCGTTCACGGCCGCCAGCGTCTCCGTCCGAGCCACCGTCACCGCCCGACGCGGCCACCGCTCCGACCCTGTCGCCGTCAGCACCGTCGACACCCGGGCCGCGATATCCGGGATGGACTCCTGCTCCCGGATGCCCCGCTCCAGCTCGGCGACGATCAGCCCGTACACCTCGTCAGGCAGGCGTACGAGCCGGTTGCCCGCCTCGTTCAGGTACGTCGACACCCACGTGTCTGCCTCCGGCACGCCCTGCCGGCGCACCCGGCGGGCAGCCCGCTGCAGGATGCCGTCGACCACAGGCATGACCTCGACGTCGACCTGCTCCGTCCAGAACCCCTGATGGTCGCTCACGCGGGCGGGGTCGACTGTGTCGCCTCGCACGACGGCCAGGCGGACACGGTCGAGCCAGCGCGTCAGGGAGCGGAACCAGGTGCGGGCAACCCGCTGTTCGCCCTCGCGGATGAACGCCTCTGCGCGGAGCCGCTGGGGGAGCCCGTCATCGGGCGGCAACGTTGTCACCGCAGGTAGCTCCGCAGCACGGCACGGTCGTGCCCAGCCTGCCGCACCAGACGGCCGCTGACGTACTCCTCCAGGCGCTCCCGCAGGCGTACCGCGTCCCAGCCGAACGCCTCCGCCACGGGCTGCACGAACTGGAACGAGCCCTCCAGGAGCCGCTCAGAGTCGAACGGTGCCGCCTGGATGACGGTGTGCAACTCGTGCTTCGGCGTCGACACGAACTGGCCCCGGTTCTCCCGCGTGAGCAGGCGCCCGCCCGCGCGCGAGAGGGCGTCGAAGACGAGCAGCTCGGCCGCCGCTGTCAGGCCGTCCGGCACGGCCTCCGGCTCCGGCTCCTCGTCCCGCGTTGCCGGAAGCGCCCGCTGCTCGGCCCCGGTCGGCTCCGGCGCCTGCTCGGCTGCCGAGGCCTGCGCCGCCGCCAACGCAGGCATCCCGATGCCCTCAGCCACACCCGGCTCGCTGAGGATCGCAGGCGAAGACGCCACGTACTTCTCCAGCAGACGGCGTTCCCGCTCCTCCTCCGACGGCATGGCGTCCAGCGGGATGCCGTTCTCCGTCAGCATGTACTCGTCGGAGATCAGGACGCGGTCGTAGAGGTCCCGCAGGTTCTCGGTGTCGTCGGGGCGGGCCACGATGTTCGTGGTGTCCCAGCCGATCTCGTACCGGGCTGCCTGCTCCTGGCTCATGCCCATCGCGACAAGCGCGGGCCGGTACCACTGCTCGGTCAGGGCGTCGCCGAGCTCGCGCAGCAGGGGCTCGATGAAAATTTTGTATGTGCTTTCCTCGACCTGCCAGGCCGACCAGTGGTTCGACTCGCCCTGCGTGCCGGCCGCCACGTCACGGGGCATGTCCAGAGTCGAAGCCAGCCGCTCAAGAGCCTTGTCCCGCAGATCGTCCAGGCCGTTGATGAAGTTGGTGGACGAGTCGACGAAGGCGAGCGCGCTGCCCGCTCCGATCATCTCGGCCGGGGCGTTGAAGGCGACGGGGACCACAGCGGCCGGAGTGCCGGGCTGCTGGATGCCGACCTCGGCCACGCTGAGGAGTTCGTCCATGAACGCCAGTGCGGTCGTCTCGTGTTCACCCTTCGGCAGGTCCAGCTCGTCGGCGACGAGCCACACGCCGGCTGTGGCGAGGCGGGAGTCGAGCTGCCCCGCGATCGTCTGGCTGGACTTCTCGATCTCGCGGCAGATCGGCAAGGCGGGACGGATCGCGGAGTCGGCCTGAATGAAGTCGGCCGGGTGGGGATTCCATACGCGGAACAACCGCGCCCCCACCGGCAGGTCCACCTCGGCGCCGATCTTCGGGTCGCGGTACTGCCAACGGGCATCCGCACCTGATCCCTTGGACTTCACCTGCGACGGCGGCAGCACAATCCACTCATCCGGCTTCCCCACACCGCGGGGACGAACAATGACCCACGCCTCCCCCGGAACCTGCCAGCACAGCGCCAGCACCCGCAGGAGCGTCGCCCGTTGGGCGGCGCCGCCGAGCACCTTCGCAGCTGCCTGGATAGCCGTCTGGTTCGACGAGGGGCCGGTGGGCTTGCCGGTGGCGGGGTCCAGCTCGGTGGCATGGATGTCGGCCTGACTGACGGCGTTGGCGATCCACGTAAGTGGGGACCGCAGCTCGCCAATGGCGTCGTAGTAGTACCACCCTTGCCGCTGCCAGTCACTGTTGGCGGACTGCTTTCGGGCCCGATCCGCGATCTTCACTCCCGGGCCGGCCATCGGCATTGCGGCAGCGGTGATGGAGCGGGGGACGATGTTCGGGTCGGGCGTCTCGGGGAGGAGCGGCCCGTCCTTGGTGCGCCTGCGGAAGATCGCCATCAGCCCTCGCCCTCCCTGGACGCCAGGTAGCCGGTCACGTAGCTGAACGCGAGCATGAGCGCCGGGACCCACGCCCACGGCCACCAGCCCGCCCACGCCCCGCCCACGGCCGCCAGCGCGCCCGTGTAGACGCTGACGCACCAGTCGCAGACGACGAGGTAGGCGAGGAGGTGGTCGTCGGGGAGGGCGCGCAGGACAGCTCGCCGCGGCGCGTCGAGGATGCGGTCGCGGGTGACGAGTCGGGTGACGCGGGCCGTGGCCAGCGCCATCACCACCACGATCAGAAGCGGATACGTTTCCATTTCCATCCCATCATGCCGCCTGTCGGCGTGCTTTGAGTGCTGGATGCTGCCCCGGTACGCGCCCGGCGCGCCCTGCGGCCTTGTGCGGGTTGACCAGCTGGGTACGGGAGCGGTCCCGTTTCATGTGGTGGGTGATTGCGTGTACGAGCGCGTCGAGTCGGTCGGGACTCTTGGGGTCCTCTTCGGGGATCCACGTCGTCAACTGGTCTTCGAGCTCCGGGAGGGAGCCGACGTGGTGTACGCGCCCCTGCTCGTACAGCATGCCGATCGGCTGCGCCCGCAGCTTCTTCCCCTGCGACGCCCACACCGTCCGCACCGGCGGCGGCGTCGTATCGCCCGCGGGCTGCATGTCGCGCCAGACCCGTTTGAGGACTTCGCCGATCCAGTCCTTGCCGTTGTTGTCCTCGACGATGACGTGCGCGGCGCTGTACTGCTCGCGGATCGCGTAGGCCGCGCGTGCTGCTTGGTCGGGGGTCCGCTTGGCGGAGCCGTCGGCGAGGACGTAGTGGTGCTGGTCGACGCCCCAGC